AACAACAAACTATTCTGCAAATACAATTGGTTCTTGTTATACTTTAAATAGTGACAACGAATATGAATGCACATTGACTCATGAATCTATGTGTAATGGATATTGGGTAGAGAGTGCAGATGAAACAAATGCATTTTGTATAAATTCATATCAACCAGAAGATCCAGTAAAGGTAAACGGAATATTTACACGACAATCAATGACATTGTCTGAGTTTAATTCAAAGGGATTAACTGCTGGAGATAAGTTTCAGGGTGGAACATATATTGGTATATTTAAACCACCATATCTGAATGGCAAGAGTAGTCAAGTATATGGAAATCTTAGTTTTGGAAGTCCATCTTTAGGAACAGTAACTGGTAATTCTGTTGGTGGAACTGATAAGCAATGGGCGTTGATAGTAGATGAGAATCTTACATATTTACCATTCTTTAAATATGATGAAGAACAAGTGGTGTATAGAACTTCTCTGTGGGATGGATATTATAACACTTATGGAAATACATCATTCCCCGGAATTAATAATGCACTTACAAATACAATTAAATATAATGCAAGAAAAGGATTTATAGATTACTATATTCCTTCCATATATGAATTATATTTCTATGCTGCATATTTGTACAGAAATGGAATTACTGACAAGGGAAATTTATTATCTTCTTCTTTCTTTAATTCAAATTATATAAACTCAGTCACATCTGTATCTGATCTATATAATAGTAAGTTCTTGTATTCTATAGGAATAAGTGATTCTTATGAAACTAATTTCAAAACTTATTTGGTAAATAGCAAGACTTCTCAGAATATTTTATTCTTTAGAAAAATTGTTTTAACATGAAAGGTATATTATGGGTTGCAATTGTAAAAATAAAAATAATGTAAATCCTGAACAACCAAAAGCGGAACCAGCACAGGCGATATCACAACCAACAGAGCAACCTGTGGAATTTAGATCAGAAGAAATACAAAAGACAAATGTGGTTAAAGAAAAATTAACCATGATGCAAAGTTTTGCAACCGCTATTGCTTCGAGAGGATTTAATAACGAAAAAGTAACAATTCCAATGAAACAACTCAGAGTTGTAAGTTGTTTTGGAAACAAGGCGCAGGGTGGAATTCTTCCTCCATGTGAACACCTAAAGCGCAGCGAAACACCAGGAAAATTCTTTTGTGGTGGATGTGGATGTGGAGATAGAAAAGGAACATGGTTGCTGGCAGAAGGTGACGAGTATAGTAAACTAGACTATCCAAGACTTTCATGTCCATTGCAAATGCCAGGATTTTCAAATTATCAAAAGTCAAAACCAGACGAAGCGCAAAATCCCGTGACGAGAAGATGGTATATCGAACAACTACCATATAAAGAAATTGAGAAGATTCAAGTATCTTCACATGAACCTCCGGGTCCAAAACCAGAGGAACCAAAATCCCAATAATAAAAAAATCTCCATCTTATAAATAAAGATGGAGATTTTTAAATGGGATCAGAACCACCTACCTCAAGAGATACATTAATAGATCATTGTCTAAGAGCACTTGGTGCTCCCATACTTGAAATCAATGTAGATCGTCAGCAATGCGAAGATCGTTTAGATGAAGCACTTCAATATTTTTCTACAAGACACTTTGATGGTGTTCAGAAAACATTTTTTAAATATCAAATAACACAACAAGATCTTTCAAATGGATATATTGAATTGGAGAATATATTACCTCCAAGTGGAGATGCTACAGACAGTCCTACTGGAACTGACATAGTTTCTGTTATTCGTGTATTTAGATTTGGACTTTTGACTGGAGTTAATATGTTTGATGTTAGATATCAGTTGGCACTTACTGACTACTTTGGAATTAACAGAGGATTGAATGGATCTCAAGCAAATCCAATGGCAGGATATCAATCGACTATGTCTTACATTAGTTTGATTGAACAAATATTCAGTCCAGAAAAATCAATAAGATTTAGTAAAGTAACAAATAGAATTTATATTGATGCATTAAATGAACAAAATTCAGAAGTAACTGCTGGATATTATCTAATTATAGAAGCATATGCAATGCTTGATCCTGATACATGGACAAAAATATACGATGATCGTATGCTTAAAAAATATGTTACCGCACTTATCAAGAGACAATGGGGAGCAAACATGGCAAAGTTTGACGGTGTTCAACTTCCCGGTGGCATAACACTCAGGGGTGCTCAAATATATCAAGAAGCACTTCAAGAAATTGCATTAATAGAACGAGAATTTGAAACGGCGTATGAACTACCAGTCGATTTCATGATAGGATAACAAATGGCAGTAAATCCATTCTTCCGAGATTATAGAGGAGAACAAAAACTTTTAGATGATCTCACCATAGAGACAATTCGTGCTATGGGTAGAGATATGATTTATATTCCAAGAGAGGCATTGGATATAGATTTAATCTTTGGAGAAGATCCAACATCAAGTTTTTCAGATTCGTATCGCATTGAAATGTATATACAAAATGTAACATCGTTCGGCAATCAAATGAATATTGTCAATAAATTTGGCATTAGCATCACAGATCGCGTTACATTTCAATTATCAAAGACTCGTTTTGCTCAGGAAATAACAACAAAGAATTCAACAATATTAACTCCCCGTGAAGGAGATTTAATATTTTTTCCACTAAACAAAAGTTTATTTGAAATAAATTATGTAGAAGACAAGATTCCATTCTTCCAATTTGGAAGTCTAACAACATATACATTAACATGTGAACTCTTCACATATTCATTCGAAGACATTGAAACTGGCGTATCTGAAATTGATGAAGTTCAAGATGATCGTCAATATAATATGGAAATACTTACAATTTCTTCTTTACCAATCTCTGGTTCAATACGACCACGAAGAGGAGATACAATTTATCAAGTAAGTGGGGTTACTGGTGCTGGTGCAACATATGCAAATGCAACTGGTATAGCAACAATAGTTGAATATTCTGGACTAAATGCATATATTAAAGGACTTACCGGAACCTTTGTTGCTGGTCCAACAGGAACTCAGTCTATAAAGACATACGGAACTGGAATAACTCTAACAGAATATTATCTATTAGGTATCACCACAACAAATGTAAATCTATCTGTGGATCCGATATCGGGTGTCAATATTATGGAAAACGATCTTTATTCACAGGCAGCAGACGGTATATTGGAATTTAATAAAGATGATCCATTCTCGGAGGAATGTGATTAATGTTTAGCGTAAATAAAACATTCTACAATCAGTCCATACGAAAAACAGTTCTCGCGTTTGGATCTTTATTTGATTCTGTCTATGTGACAAGATATAACACAGACAATACAGAAAAAGATAAAATCAGAGTACCACTTGCATATGGAAGTAAAGAAAAGTTTATTCTGAAACTTACACAAGAAAGCAGTCTCACAAAAGATAGCAGAGTTCAGATAGTCTTACCAAAACTCGGATTTGAAATTACAACTTTACTATACGATCCAACAAGAAAAGTTAATAGACTTATAAAGAGAGCAGATGTAGTAAACGGAGTTTATAAATCTGCTTATTCTGAAGTTCCATACAATATTGGATTTTCTCTATATGCATACACAAGACATATGGATGATATGTTGCAAATAATTGAACAAGTTGTTCCATTCTTTGCTCCAGAATATATGATGAGAATCAAGATGAATGATCTATACCAGGAAGTAGATGTTCCTGTGGTATTGAATGGAGTTGCCCTGAATGAAGATTATGAAGGATCTTTTGATTCAAGAAGAGTATTGATTAGTAGTTTTGACTTTACAGCAAAGACATATGTCTATCCAGAAATTTGTGGTTCTACGGGAGGAATAATAGAAAGAACCGATGTCAATCTATATGATGACACAACTGCTGGTGATATATTTGTAACAGATATTGGTTATACTGGTGATCATATAACAGGTTCTATAACACCAGTAATAGGTCCATGGCCATGAAAGGTGTACAATGAATGACAAAAACACATCCGAAGAAAAACTTTCT